GCTTGGTGGTATGCGCGAATGTTCGACGTCGCGGCAGTCATTTCCAAATGGATCATTGCGCCTCCAGCCTCTATTTAGGCAAGCCTCTGCACGAAAGTGACTGGGACGTTAGCCTGCACGACGCCAGTGTTCTGGAAGCGCACACCGGTGATTGCGCCGACGGCGGCTGGGATGCGGAATCGGGTGGTCATGGATGTGCGCTCGGGTTAGCCGATACGGATTACGGCGGTTGCCGCCGCGGGTGCCGGCAGCGCGACGTTGAACATGCCAGCAGTGGCGGTGATGTCGGCGCCGAAGTCCAGGACAGCGCGGACCTTGTTGCCGTTCGTGCTGTCGTAGATAGCAGCGCCGCGCGCGGTAATCGTCGCGTTCGCCCAGGAAGGGTCAGCGAAGTCCATGACGGCCACGTCGCCGTCCAGTGCTTGCGTCAAGCCAGTCAGCACCTGGCCGCCAGCGGTGTAGCCGGTGCCCGACGCTTCGCCAGTGGTTGAATAGACCGTGCTGGCCTTGCTGAGCGAAGCCGAGCTGGTGTACAGCGCCAGTTTGTACGTGCTACCCGGTGGGCACAGGGCAATCAGGGCGTCGAGCTTGGCCTGATTGGGGAATGCTGCAGTAATGGTCATCGTGGACGTCCTTGGTTGCTGGCTTTGCGGGTCGATTTGGCGGCAGGCGGCGCGACGACAGGCTCAGGTTGGGGCGCAGGCGCCGTGTCTGCCACCGGCGCTGCTTCGGGCGCCAGGATTGCGGGTGGCTCGATCGTTTTCTCCGCCTCGACCGCATCGACCTCCATGGCGGCGTGCACGAGCTCCGGCGGGCAGGCGTCGCCCGGTTGGTACTCGACGGGGTAGATGCCCCCGTCGGGCACCCCACGAAACACTTTTGTGAATTTCATGGGGCTTCTTCCTTAGGTTGCCGAGACCTTGAGCGCCTTGATGACGTCAGGGTTTTGCACGCCGCCGCCAACACGCTTGGTGGTGTAGAACTGAACGTATGGCTTGTTGGTGTACGGGTCGCGCAGCACGCGCACGCCGGTGCGATCGACGATCAAATAGCCGCGCTTGAAGTCACCGAACAGCGCAGGTACTGCGTTTGCCGCCACATCCGGCATGCCGGGCATGTCAACGATGCCGTAGTCCGCCAGGGTTGCAGGCTGACCAGCCTGGAACGATGGCTGCCACAGGTAATTGCCCTGCCCGTCCTTCAGCTTGCGGAATGCTGCCTGGGTATTCCGGTTCATCACGAACTTGGCGTCGGCCGAGTATTCGTTCGGCAGCGCGGTGATCAGGTCGATGATGCTGTCCGCGGTAACTGCAGCAGCCGCCAGGGTCGGCACGGTTGCAATGGCGCCCCACGGGTGGACGGCTGCCGCGGTACCGCCGGTGACATAAGTCAGGATGCCGCGCGGCTTGTTGACGCCGTTACCGGTCAGAAACGCAATGCCTTCCTGGTACGAGAATTCCGTCTCGACCTCGCCGGCCAGCCAGGCCTCCAGGTCTACCTCGCTGTCGTCCAGCATTTGCTGGGTTGCAGCAGGGTTCGCGTAAATCTCGCCAGGCGTGAACGTCAACGGGCTGAACGTTGGTGTGCCGGTGTTCGGGCGTGGATCCGTTTCGCCGACCCAGCCGGACGTCGTGCCACGGTTGTTGAACAGCTTACTGAAACCCGCCGTCGAAATGTTCTGCACGGTCGCAATGCTGCGCATTGGCGAAACGCGAATCAGGCGATCAGTGATGGTGCGATCCCATTCGATCGGCGCCAGGTAACCACCCTCGGCAGCGGTACCCTTGTTCAGCGCCGCTTGCACATCCCCCTTTTTCATGTGGGCAGAGAAAGCAGCGCTGTATTCTTTGTCCTTGATCGGCCGGCCGCCGCCAACGCCCATTTCCATGGCCGCCATCTTCGTGGTGGTGGAATCGACCGCGGCCTGCAGGTCGGCGATGTGCGCGTTGATACTGTCGACTTTGAGCGCCTGTAGCGAGTCGACCTGGCCACGTTTGATGTCGTCCAGCTGCTTCGTGTGCTCGGTCTTGAAGGTGGCAAATGCCTGGTTCAGCGCTTCAACCGTTGCCTTGACGTCGATGTCGGCGCGGACGGTGACGATGCCGCGGGTAACTTGCGCCTGCGCGGTGCAGGCGAGAGCCGAAGCGATCATCATCAGCGCGATGGATGGTTTTTTCATTTGGTACCTTTCAGGTTATTCAGGAGGGATTGCAGGGATGCTGCGATGTTTTGACCAGCGCTCGGCGTGGTCGAATTTTCAGCAGCGCCCGGCGTGCCAGAAAATAGGGATTTCAGTGCGTCGCGGCGCACCGAGCGGGAATGCCCCGCGCGCGCCATCGATGCCTCAACCAGCGCAAGGTACTTTTTGTTGCCGTGCGCCTGCGTGTCTTGGGTGACGCTTGCCCGGTCGATCATGCCGGTGGCCAGGCCATCCTTGATGGCTTGCGCGGCGCCGACCCATGTTTCGTTGTCCATCATGGCCGTCGTCTCTTCGACCGACAGGCCCGAGCGCGCGGCGTAGACCTCGGCCATCGCGGCGTCGAATGGCGTCAGGCGCTGCGATGCCTCCAGCATGTCGTGGCGGTTGCCGACGGCGACGGCCCAGGCGTTGTGGATCATCAGGAAGGCGCCGTCGCCCATCAGGATTTCGTCGCCGGCCATGGCGATAACCGATGCCGCCGAGGCGGCCAGGCCCATCACCTGGACCGTCACTTTCGCCTTGTGTTGGCGCAGCAGGTTGTAGATGGCCACACCTTCGAAGAAACTGCCGCCGGGCGAATTGACGTTGACGACTACGTCACGCGCGCCGATGTTGCGCAGGATCGCGCCGACCCGGCTGGCAGTGACGCCGCCGCCATCCCACGTCGCGCCGATTTCCTCGTAAATGGAAATAGTGGCGGCATCTTCGACGGCAGCGCAGATGCCCGGCTCCCAGCGCTCGAGCGCGTCGGGCCGCATGTCGAACTGAGCGGCACCAATGTTGGTGTCGGCTTTGATTTCAGGGAGTTGGAGCAGGGACATTCTTATTCCTCATCATGGTGCTTTGCAGCGATTCAGCAACGGGGTCGTCGGATTTTGCGAGCTCTTGCAGTTCGCGCACTTCGTTCGGCTTCATCCATGGAGCGCTGCCGCCGGAACCCAGGGCTTTGGCGAAGAAGTCGGCCTGATCCTTGAGCGTGCCCCGCAGCAGTGCGCGCTCGTTGAACTTGACGTACATGGCGGAGCGCTCCGGAATGCTCATCAGCGTGTTTTCGATGGCGTCTTCCCAAATTTCGAACCAATGCTGCAGGCCGTACTGCACGAAGAAGATGCCCAGCTGCTCGATGCCGCTGCCCCAGGATGTGTCGTCCATCATCAGCAATGGGCGCGGCACGCCAAAGGCTCGGGCAATTTCTTCGATCTGGTGATTGCGGTTCTCGTCCATCTGCGAATCGCGCGCCGTGGCCGACCATTTCTCGGCCTTCATGCCGTCTTCCAACACCATCCACTTATGCGCGTTGTCGGGGCCGCTGTAGCGGCTCTCCAGGCTGCCCTGGATGTTGTCGATCTGCTCGGGGTTCAGTTTTTGCGGGTGCATCAGGGCACCGCCGGCCATCACGCCGTTGCGGAAGATCCGGGCCGCTGCCTTTTGTGCTTGCGCCGCCAGCCCAAGGGTTTCCTTGGCCTTTTCCACGCGAGACAAACCGATTAGGCCGTGGTCGTCCTCGGCCAGGTCGGCGATGTGCAAAATGTCGCGCGCGGTCAGGGTCAACATGCCGCCGTCGGCGCGCTGCGTCTCGTAGCGCACCGTGAAGTCATCGTTCATCTTCGGCGTCACCTTGCGCGAGTCGAGCGGGATCAGCCGCACCACCGTATTGCCGCGCCAAATCACACGGGCGTAGGCATTGCCGTGCAGTAGAGCGCGCAGTTGCATCGTGCTCTTGAATTTGTAGGGTCCCTGGAACTCGTTGGGGCGGTTTTTCAGCACGTGATACAGCGGGTGCTCGGTGGCATAGGCCTTCTCATCGCCACGCAACATCAGGTTCAGCGGAAGCATGCCGATGGATTCGGAGATCAGGCTGACGCAGCGCAGCAGAGCCATGTTGTTCATGGCACTTTTTGCTGAGACGTATTCCCCGCTGGCCGTCTCACCCCCGCGCATGTAGTTGTGCAGGTCTTCGCTGCCCAGTGACGCGAAGATCGGGCCGTTGGCGGGACGTGCCTGTGCATCCGGCGCGCTTTTGGCAGGCCGGAAAAGATCGAATAAGCCCATGGGGTCCTTAAAACATGAGGATGCCGCGCTTGTTGTAAGCGCTTTCTACTGCCTTTGGCTTGAGTGCCATGAGCGAGACGGCGTTGAAAAGAGCCATCAGGGATC